GTTTCTTGGAGCGTTTGGATTTAGATACAATCGAAGAGGATTGGTTGCCTCCAACGGAGTTCCCAGATTTAACTAAATCAGAATATATAGCGATTGACCTAGAAACCAATGACCCCAACCTAATGGAGTTAGGCCCAGGATGGGCTAGGGATGATGGGTTTATTGTTGGTATAGCTATCGCGGCAGGGGACTTTGTTGGGTATTATCCTATTCGTCATGAGGCGGGGGGCAACATACCTCAAAGAAAAGTTATGACGTGGCTTAAAGACCAACTTAATACACCTCACATTCCAAAGATAATGCATAATGCTACTTATGATGCGGGGTGGCTTAGATGGGCTGGTGTTAAGATAGAGGGTAGGATCATAGATACCATGATTGCTGCCCCCTTAATAAACGAAAACAGATTTAGTTACAGTCTTAATAATTTGTCCAAGGATTATCTTAACGAAAAGAAAGATGAGAAGACACTACGTGCTGCGGCAGCAGATTATGGTCTTGACCCTAAAGGTGAGATGTGGAGATTACACCCACGTTTTGTAGGTGCGTATGCGGAAAAGGATGCTGAACTTACCTTGCGTTTGTGGAACCACTTTCGTGTAGAATTAGAGCAGCAAAGCCTAATGACAGTTTTTGATCTTGAAACAAACTTGATACCAGTTCTTTTAGATATGCGAGAAAAGGGTGTCAGGGTAGATGTTGATGCAGCGGAGAGAACAAAGAAAAATTTAAGAGACTTAAAAGAAGCTGTAACAATGGAGATAGAGCATGACACAGGCATCCGAGTAGAACCTTGGGCTGCTACAAGTGTTGCTAAAGTATTCAAGCATTATAACCTGTACTATGAAACCACTGAGACAAATAATCAGCCGTCCTTTACCAAGTCTTTCTTACAAGCATGTCCACATGAGGTATCCAACAAAATATTAAGATTGCGTGAACTTGATAAGGCAAGCAATACATTTGTGGACAGCATATTAAAGTTTGCTCATAAGGGTCGTATACATTCTGACGATGGTGGGACTGTGACTGGCCGGTTTAGTTCTAGTAATCCTAATTTACAGCAGATTCCAGCTAGGGATCCAGAAATCAAAGCAATGATACGTGGTTTGTTTTTACCTGATGACGGATACAAATGGGGCAGTTTTGATTATTCTAGTCAAGAGCCAAGGTTACTGGTTCATTATTGCGCGATGCTACCTCCAAATCTTAAACATCATGCAATAGACAGCCTAGTAGATGAGTACCAAAATGGTGACCCAGACTTTCACCAGATGGTAGCTGACATGGCGGGTATAACTCGCAAGAGTGCTAAGACAGTAAACCTTGGCATTATGTACGGCATGGGCAAAGGTAAACTGGCAAACACGTTAGATATTTCAAGCGATGAGGCAACAAGTTTGTTGGACAACTATCATAGGAAGGTGCCCTTCGTTAAGGGCCTTGCTGACCAAGTAGCATTAAGAGCTTCACAAAACGGTAAGATAAGAACCATGTCTGGCAGGCAATGCCGTTTTGAAATGTGGGAGCCAAGAAGTTTTGGGTATAATAAGCCTCTGCCGAGGGAACAGGCAGAGAAAGAATATGGTATGGGTATACGCAGAGCATTTACCTACAAGGCACTGAACAGGCTAATACAAGGCTCCGCAGCCGACCAAACCAAACAGGCAATGGTAGAATGTTATAAAGAAGGGCTAGTGCCTTTACTTACAGTGCATGATGAACTATGCTTTAATGTGGAGTCCGAGAAGCAAGCATCAAGGATAAAAGAGATTATGGAGACATGCTCTGATTTAAAAGTTCCGAGCAAGGTCGATCAAGAGTTAGGTAACAATTGGGGAGAGGTAGGATGAACCAAATTTTACAATGTCCACACTGCAAACATGACAAAATACATCAAATTGAAACGCAACTTTACTGCCGTGAAGAGGAAAAAGATGAAGTTTTAGTGCTTGTTGGTATGTATACTGGAATGATCAGTCAGGCCAAAGCCTCACAAACTAATCGTTCAATATCAAAAGCCAACCCTTCAGTCAGACGGCAAGGAATGCGTGTTATTTTTAAGTGTGAAGGATGTGACGAGTATCCTCAACTGGTTTTGCATCAGCATAAAGGTGATTCAACTCTTCAATGGGAATTGGGCTAGTTATCACAGGCTCGCATCCTGTCAACTAAACGCCTTGCACGGTTGGTTACTTGAGTGTACCACTTTGAATCAACCATCTCATCGGCTGCAGCAGGCCAGTCCCTTGCATCTACGTTTGCTTTCATGCCCTTGAATTTTGATAGTCTTGGATATCCAAGGTTAAACATCATGTTTGCTATGATTAGTTGTACCTCTTCGGGTAGGTCATTAAAGTCTTTGTAAAGCCTTTGACAATCCTCGAGCGTAACTGTGATATCTAAGTTAAACGCAGACTGAACACGGCTTTGTTCAACTACTGAGCCAACATCTTTGCCGTACTCTGGGTCATCTTTGGTAATCAGGTGACCAATTCCCATCGTAGGCAGACCTAGGTGGTCTAAATAAATCTCGTACTTACAGCCTTCGTCTTCGGCTAATTCTTCTCTTAGTTTGTCTATATTCATCTGGATCTCCCTAGTGATTGAGCCAGTTGCTGGGTAGCAGGACTACTGCCTAATAATATTGGTGATACAGGTGACGCTATTTTTAACGGGGTAAATACATTTGGAACAGCTGTTTGAGGTGTTGTTTGTTGTTGTTGCGTCTGTTGTTGTGGACTTTGAACCGTTGGTACAGGTGGCGTAGGAATAGCCTGCGGCCCAAATCCAAGTCCTGTTGGTAAAGTACCTGTTTGTTGCGCAGCACTTTGCCCAGAAACTTCATATACTTGTTCAAAAAACCTACCAAGTTTATCGTATTCTTTACCCGTGCCGGGTCTAACACCTGTGGGTCTTGTTACAGTATTCAAATATGTTTTGCTTCTAAGAAATTTTGCTCCTACTTTAATTGCCGTTGCCGTTGTTAGTGTAGCAAGTGGGTTTGCAATAAAAGCAACAAGACCAAGAGACGTGGCTATTGAAGCGGGAGCCAACGCACCTAACCCTGCAATCGAGCGATTGGATGCAATCGCGGATTTCCTGACAGCGTCCCTTAAAATAGGTCCTGCCCCTCCAAACATCGCGTCAATAGTCTCGTCACCATACCCTCTCAAAGCAGCATCTAACTGAGTGGAGTACTTCCCACTCAATATATTTTCTATGAACTCTTTGCCTGTAGGGTTGCTATCATCAGGCAGTTGCCTAAGTATTCTTTCCATAGCACTCTGACGAATAGCATCCATTGTATCTTCGCCAAGCTCTCTTTCGGCTTGCTTAATCGCTTCTACCCCACCCTTGCCTTTTCTAAAAACAACATCAACAATTGCCTCTGGGTTTCTTTCTGCAAGTTGTTTGCTTAGACCTTTAGCAAGAGCATTGTTCGCTAGTTCATCTCTTTGTTTTAGTATCTGTTTTATTGCAGATACTTGGTCAGCTATTGGTCTGCCTGCCAAACTGTTAATAACATCAGGAGATATATTAGGATTTACTGTTCCTAAATCTTGAAGAGCAGATATTAAAGGCTTGTACTGATCGCCAAACAGTTCTTCTCCAGTGCTTCCTAAAGCATTAATATCAGAGACAATCTTTGTTGGATTTATGTTGCCATAAATGTCTGTATTTGTTCTTGCTAAATTTGATAAATAACCTCTGGCAATAGAAGTTCTAACAGCGTCTCTGTTTTTCATCCCTGTGCCTCTAGCTTCAGCGATTCGGTTAGCAAATGCCTTTTTGCTTTCAAACTTTGCTAGTAAACGTCTTTTTAATAAGTCTGTATCAGGAAGACTTATGATTTGTTGTGGGTCTATATCACCGTCCCTCAAAAATTCTTCAAACGTTGCTGGTGTTTTCACAGGATTTACATTGCCTTCAGGTATTGCTGTGTCAAGAAATCTTCTTAAAGTATCCCCTCGATTACGTTCAAGAAGTCCTCCTTCAGCATCAAACAATACTTCAGGGTCAAGTTGTCCCTTTTTAAAATCGCTCATTAACTTTTCGGCTCGTAAATCTTTAAACCGACCAATTCCTTTTTTGTAAAAAGTATTTGCTTTGTCTAATAAATCTAAACCCTCTTTAGAAGCCTTTACTGATATTCCCGAACCAACAAAAAATGGCTTACCTGTTTCTGGATCTATTCTACCTCGTTCAGCATTCCTAATAGTTACCGCAGCATCTGTGAGAGAACGCTCTACATCTCCTAACAACTCTCCTACAATTCTACCGTTTTGTGTTCCAACAAGACCTGGGTCAAAACCAGCATCTCGAAGCACTGTTCTAATTCCGTTAATTTGTTTTACACTAGCTTTAGCATCGGCTTCTTGTCCTAATTTAAGTATAAACTTACCAACAGCAGATTGTCTTAAACCAAACGCAGGATTTTCTGCATCTAATCTGTTAAGAGTTTTTATTATCCTGTCTACGGGAACTACTTTAGCATCCCCTAAAAGGTCGTTTGCTCTTTTGTAAAGTAAACTAGAATCTTCATCAAAAATTCTTTTTGCAATGTCCACGCTTTCTGCTACTTGCCTAGCATCCATTTGTGTGGTTTCGTCACCAAACATCTTTATTAGTTTATCTATTTCGGTTTCAACCATCTGTGTAAGATTTTTATTTGCATCGTTTACAAGCTCTTCTGGAGTGCCATAGATTTTTTTGATGTCCCTGTCCAATAGTTGAAAAAGTTTTTCTGGTTCAGTAGATTTCCCTGTAAATCCTGCTTCTTTTAATTTCCCTGAAAGATTTTTAGACACAAATCTTGCGTTTGCTTCTGCCGCTTTCTTGTTAGGATAGACACCTTCATAAATAGCTTGTAAACGTCCAAGAATCGGTGATTCATTAGCTGCTCTTAATGTAGGAGAAGCACCTTCTGAAATAGCCTCTCTAGCTATCCTACGAGTTTCATTTACAGAATCACCACCAGCACCTTTAAATATTCTTCCAAGAACAGCAGTAACGCCTCTTCCAATTCCTTCACCACCAGCAGTAGCTAAAAACTCACCTAATGCGGCTCTTCCAAGTTCGGCATCCGTTTCTCTGCTTAGACCCTCTTCAGACTCCTCATATTCATCAACATATCTTCCAAGTGCGCCTGCCAATCCTGTTCCTAAAGCTGCACGTACTAGACCAACTGGCGAAAGCATCATAGAGGCGGTTATTCCAAAACCTAAAGGGCCTCTGGTTTCACCATAAAAATCAGCAAAGTCGTATTTGGTAAAACCTTTTTTCTCATCAACAGCTAATAACCCAGTTCCTTCAATATTGTACTTGGATTTTATATCATCTGGAATTAAGTCTCTGTTAATGAGAAACTCACCATCAGAATCTATCTGCACAGCATCTTCTGGTACACCTAACTCTTGTAGCCTAAGACGCTTCTCTTCTTCATTATCTCCTTTAGAGAACTCTTTTCGGAAAAATATATCTTGCACACCCGTATCATAATCAATGTCACGGGTTGGAAGCGTTGGTTCAGGAGCCGTCTCGGTTGGTTGCTGTTGAGAAAAAGCACGAACAATTGCTTGCTGTTCTACTGCTGTTGGCGTGTCTCCAGCAATACGAACTTTTTGAATGCCTGAAGGTGTGCGTACCTGAATGATTCCCATGAATTAACTGCTCGTTCCGACTATATCAAAAACCCCGTCTTCTCCTAAAACTAAATTAACACCCGAACCTTCAAGGATAGCGTCAGGAGTGTCACCTGTTATGGTTCGTTGTTCAAGGCTCATCCCAAAACCAGACAGTAAAGTTGAATATTCTTTGTGCTTAACTTCAGCACGATCTCTTAAAACAGATTGAATTTCCCT